CTGGTTTTGCCGATATATAATTGGAACAAAGGAACAACACTATGACCAAACTTGGACTCTGCTGCATCTCTCTCGACCTACAAGAACTTGACGAACCGCTCAAGTTTCAGACAATGACCTATAAACGGTTTAGTCAACTAGATCGTAGTGAAGCACTATCTATACTAGGCGACCGCATCTTAAACAATATGCTTGTGACCAATGCTACCATTCAGCATTGTGCAGATAACGGGATGTGCTATCGTATTAGTAGCGACCTGTTTCCACTTATGACATATCAAGCAGCGAATATTGAATGGGAAGAACTACCTAACTACGATCAGATTGACGAATCATTTGATCTTATTTACGAAACTATACAATCTACTAATGTGCGTATATCTGCCCATCCTAGCGAGTTCAATGTACTAGCATCTACTAATACTGATGCAGTTGACCGAACCGTTACAGAACTAAATTTTTACAGCAGTTTCCTTGACAGAATTGGATGTCCTGCCGATTATAATTCACCTATGAATTTACACATAAATAATCGACAAGGCAGTAACGATGAAGTTGTGGATAGGTTTATTCAAAATTTCGATAGACTTGACGATAATTGCCGCAATCGTATTGTTATTGAAAATGATGATAAACTTAATTGCTGGTCTGTTAAGCAATTAATAGAAGATTTCTATCCTAAGACCAATATACCCATCACCTTTGACTATCTGCATCATGCTTGTCATCCTGACGGTTGGACAGAGCAGCAGGCTATTAGATTTTGTTATTTGACTTGGCCTACAAAACCCTTATTCCATTATAGCGAGAATATTCCAGATCATCCTAATCCTAGAAAACACGCAGATTATGCGTCAAAACAGTTTAATACTTACGGTTTAGATTTTGATGTAGATATGGAATTAAAAATGAAAGATAAAGCCATAGCACAATATTTAGAAGGTGTACTAGTATGAGTGGATGGTTAATTGCATTTACTGGTATTATTTACCTGTATGTATCAATAGAACAACTATATAACCATAAAAATATTGGAATGTTTATAGCATATCTTGGTTATGCTTTTTCTAACATAGGATTGTATTTACTAGCATCGAAATAGGAGACATTAATGAAAGAACCTACTAGATACTCTATGGCAACTGGATTACCTGTTGAGCCAACAATCAAAAAACATTCATTAAGTTCTAGAAATAATGAAAAAGAATTCTGGGATTTTATAGCAAAACATGAAGAAGCTAGAAAAAATTGGAAAAAGATTAGTGAAAATAATAAAAAGAGCGATCAAACTTAGTTACGATAGATTTCATCCTAATCCTTATCAGCGAAGATACCATTTTGCTATTGCGTTTGATGTTAATAAACCTATCGCTATTGCTCAAAATAATCCGATAAAAGTAGACAACAAAGCATATAAGATAGGCCAAAAATTTAATATTTCAAAATACCAAGAGTATCCATATTCTCATGCTGAATCTCATCTTATATCTAAATTACTTGATACATATAATACCGTTCGTTCTGATTGGTCACTTGTTGTACTCCGTATTAATAGACAGGGAAAGATACTACTAAGTAAACCATGTCAAAATTGTCAGACTATTTTAGATTCTGTTGGATTAAGCAAGGTATATTGGAGTATAGATAAAAATACTTTCGGGTATGGCTCAAAAGAATTGATTCAAGTTTGACTTGACAGATGCCGATACTTATGGTATACTAGAGGAAATCAACTTTTCACAGGAGACTACGAAATGCCTAAAGGCAAAAAAACTTGCGACAACTGCGGAACACTCACTGGCCCAAGAGCGTATATGTGTCCGCATTGTCAAACTCCCTTCATGTTTGCTGTTCAGAGCAAAGAAAAGAAAAACACTAAAGTTATTCGCAATTTTGATTGGCGTGAACTGGAAGCTGGCGATAAAATTAAAGTTACTGGTGGCCCGTACTATGTTAAGGGTGGCGAATTTATTCCTATGGGATATCGCGGCAAATTTACTGTTGTGAGTTTGGACGATAAGGGAATCATAGGATACAGTGAAAAGGGTGGATATTGCCATATTTATATGGGTGCTGACAAACAATGTCCAGAAACCAAAATGTGGAAAACTAAACACAAGCTGATGAAGCTTAAACCCAAACTCCAAAAGGTGTAAACAAAGACTAAGAATTAGTTTTTTGTGGAGAAATAATGCCGCCAATTAAACGTAAAGATAAAGACAATGTAAGAAATATAACTACCCCAAGTCCTTATGGTAGTCATAGTTCTATGCTCGTAGACCTTGACAAAGAGACGCAAGGACATAATATACCTAAAGACAAAGTGATTTGTCAAGATGAAAATGGATATTATATAACTTTCAAAAATCGCATAGATAACGGATTGGCAGACCCATGTAGATTTGCCTGCCCTCTCTGTAGATTTAAAAATTTAAACATCGTTTTTTCAGACTTCAATATTATTCGATAATAGTTAAGACTTTAGTTTGGTGGCGGCTATAGTCTTATTGTTTAAGGATGCCACAGAAAAGTAGAGGCTAAATATGACTAAGCAGGATCGTGTTATTAACTATCTTCGTAAGGGTAAGACTCTTAGCCAAGATAGTGCTGCTAGTATGTTTGATATTGGTAATCTTAGGGCAACTATCAGCGATATTCGCCCAACCCTAAAGTCGGAAGGCTTTAATGTTGTTCGTACAACTGGACGCTATGGCGAAACGCGATACGGTGCGACTGCCACAGCAACCAAGAGCCGAAAGACTAGACGTTAATACTGATTTTATTAGTAGCCCAGTTAAGACCACAGGGTATCATACCGATAGATAGTTTGGTCTGCTATCCTACTAATATCTGTATTTAAGAAAACAATGAAAATACATCCAGTTACCTATATTGTTGCGGGATTACTTGGTGTTTCTCTTGGAATAAATTATCTTCAAAACATAAGGATAGAAAAACTCAAAAAAGAAAAGTATCCTGTGATCATAAGACGCAACATAGAATTTTATGAAAAAGCAAGAGAGGATCGTGTAATATAAAATACCGGGCTGGTAATGGTATCGACAGGTTTGGAAGATTTATATTAAGCAAGTAGTGGTTGGTCGGCAGGCCACTTAAAAAGCCGTCCAAAACGCTTTAACTGGCGAAACTCAGTTAGCACTCGCCGCTTAGTATAGTGGTGACGATTCAAAGAAGCGATGAAGGTAGCGTCTGAAGAATCGTTGCAAAATCCTTCGGCTCCTATCATAAGTGACGGGTGATAGGCTGAGATTTGTCACTAGGATTGGTCAATGTTGTTTATTCTTTAGCCATATCCGAAACCTTATGAATAAACTAAACTTGTAGAAGATATAATGAACTAAATACTGGACATGGGTTCGACTCCCATCCAGTCCAATTAAAATGTGTATATAATCATAGAAAGGTTATATACATGATAAAAAAATCTGTTGAGCATTTAGATCAAAATAATATGGGCTATTTGGAGCATTTACGATTTGCTTCCTCTCATGGTATTAGGTGTATCAAGGCGGGTGTTCTTTTAATACTTCATTCTATCATCCCTGCTTTGTTTCCTAAAACTGGATCAATACTAGTAAATCAATTAAACAAAGATTTTACTGAACATAATGATTGGTTGGAACTCAAGAATAAAATGGAAACCTTTAAGAAGATATACAAATCCAATGAGTAAAGAAACAGAACTAAAAATACTAGCACTAGAACTAGAAAAGCAATCTATTGTTGCACAAAATTTATCTAAGAAAATAGCACGGTATGAAAAAGCTAATAGCATTGTGAAAAATACTATCGCACAACAAGAAATTGATGACCTAAAAACAGAACTTAAAACTGCACAGATCCAAAAAGAAATTTTGTCATCAAAACTAGAATCTCTACAAGACTAAAGATTCCTCTTGACAACTGCCGATAGACAGGATATACTTGGGGAAACACAGGAGGACTACAATGAGTTTTGAGTATGTTTGGGGAATGGTTCGTGATCTTCGGGCTACCAGTAGCACAATTGACAAGCAAGCCATTATAGAAGATTATTGCAATCATGGTAGTGAAGCAGCAGAATTTACCAAAAATATTTTGCTATATACCTATCATCCATTGTGGCAATATCATGTCACAAGCGATAATCTAAAAAAGAAATCTAACCTTAGAGGAAAAGATTTTGGAGATATTTTCTTTCTTCTTAATGCCCTAAAAGATCGTCAGGTTACTGGTCATGATGCTATAGGTGCTGTAAATACTTTTGTGGAAAATCATCCAGACTATGAAGAACTTATTCACTGTATCATAGACAAAGACTTAAAAACTAGGGCTGGCGATAAAATTATCAACAAGGCTATTCCAAATCATATTCCAGAGTTTAGTGTAGCACTTGCAGATAAATATGAGCCTAAACTTGTAGATTGGGGAGATGGATGGTATGTATCTCGTAAACTTGATGGCGTTAGATGTTTGTGTATTATTGGTAATAACGGCATCCCTATTTTCTACTCCAGAACTGGCAAAGAATTTAATACCCTTGGCGTTGTTGCCGATGGCATTTCAAGTCTTGGTTTATCTGGTGTTGTATTTGACGGGGAGTTGTGCCTGCTAGATGAAGATGGTAATGAAGATTTTCAAGGCATAATGAAACAACTTAAAAAGAAAGACCATACAATACCCAATCCCTCATATAAAATCTTTGATGTAATGTCTCTGGATGATTTTAATAACAAGAAGGGTACGACTCCGTTATCTAAAAGATTGAGTCATCTTGAAAGATATATGCAGAACAATGAGTGTCCTTGTTTAACTATTCTAGAACAAGAACACATTCTAGATGATGACCATTTTCAAGAATGGGTACATAAAGCAGACTCTAATGGTTGGGAAGGCGTTATGCTGCGTAAGAACGCTCCATATAAAGGAAAGAGGTCGAAAGACCTTTTGAAAGTAAAAACCTTTCACGATGCAGAATACGAGGTCTTGGACGTAGAAATGGGGCCGTTTAGATATGTGAAGGATGGTGCAGAATGTGAGGAGGATATGTTGAGTTGTGTTTATATCTCCCACAAAGATCACCTTGTCAGAGTAGGTAGTGGATTTACTATAGAAGAAAGACAGAATTTTTACAAAGATAAGACTAGGATATTGGGTAAGGTAATTCAAGTACAGTATTTTGAAGAGACTAAAAATCAAGATGGTGGTATTAGTCTTAGATTCCCGACCTTTAAATATTTATATGGAGATGCCCGAACTGTATGAGGACAACATTAATACTAGCGGGAATATACAATAAGTGAATAAAATTATCAAATATTCTGTAAAAGATTATCCCTTTATAGATTTAATACAAAAGCTATTTAATAGTCAAAATTTATCTGAATTGCATACTCAAGATGATACAAATTATCCTATTTTTGAAGTATCAAAAGATTCTAGTACTGTTTTTCATAAAATATTTTATGATCAAATGCGAAGCGGGTGGGATGCATTTATAGAGACTTATAAGAATTTTATTACTAGTTTTGTAGGGCCATATATAAACGAAGATATTATTTATCAAAAATGGCCTACTTTTAGAGTTCATTTGCCCAATAATTTAGCAGTTGGTGCTTGGCATACAGATGCAGAATTTAATCATCCAGAAGGAGAGATTAATTTTATATTACCTATTACAAGAATGTTTGAGAGTAATACCGTCATCCTTGAGAGTGAACCGGGACTGAGGGACTTTAAGCAAATAGAACTTGAACCGGGAGAACTTTTTATTTTTAACGGAAACAAGTGTATGCATGGTAATCTTCCTAATAGAACTGGAAGTACGCGAATTAGTTTAGATTTTAGAGTCCTAAAAAAATCCGACTATAATTCAGAAAAAAACAAAAGTTCAATTACTACCAACACTAAATTTGTCATAGGCGACTACTACGAACAGTTATACTAATGTCAATATCAATAGAAAATTTTTATATACAAAATCCACATATAGACTTGGAATTTGATGAACTGTTTTATGCAGAAGCCTATCCTGAAACAAAAGATTTTTATCAGCCATATTGCGATGAGAATAATATTTCCGATAGACATAGGCTGTTTTTTCATTATAGCCAATATGGCAAGCATAGTAATTTAAAAAAATCTGGAAAAGTATTATATATTAAACCAGTAAACGGTCTAGGAAATAGATTGCTACAAATAGATTCTGCCTATGCTTTTATGACGGAGTATGAGTTTGATGTCTTGAAAATATGCTGGGTCAAAGGAGAGGGTTTTTCAGACGAAACCTTTGAAGAATTATTTGATATTACTAGACTAGAGCAAGAGCATAAAGTTCAGTTTATAACAGAAGCGGAGTACTCTGAGGCATCAAAAAAATATATTAAGCTGGAAGAATATTTTTATCAAGATCCTAAAACATTAGAATATATATGGAATGATATAAATAGAGAAGAATTTTTTCAACAAATAATCAACTCTAGTTTTTGCTTAAATTCATTTGTGTCATTAGACTGGATTTTTGAATTGTATTTGAAATACAGATATCAATTTCTACAAACTTACTTAGGTGCATCTAAACAATTGCAAGAAATAATAGATTCTTATGCTATAGACGATACTTTTATAGGATTACATATCAGAGAAGGAGATGCTATAATCGGGCCTTGGCGTGAACGCTACAAGGAATCAAAGGATGAATATTACGACGCTGTAATTAAAATGCACGATAAGATTTTTCTTTCTACTGATAGTAAAGATAAGCAAGAAACACTTATCAAAAAA